ATCCGGGTCCACACTCAGGGAATTAATCGCCGCCCGGCGTTTTTCATTCACCAGCGTGGTCTGCGCCGGGTCCGGTGCCTGTAATACGCCACCGCCATCCCCCACCCCCATCTGGGTGATTTCCAGTGGTTTTCCGGTTGAGATTGCTTGTGCTAATTTCGCCTCACCGATACGGGTGAGAATCGTAAAATATTTGGTTCCCATCGTTTATCTCGTCTGAATAAATTTAAAATAGAGTCAGCGGCAAAAGTATTGCCGTAATACCAGAGTCGAATGTTCGTTCTGCGTTCTCACAACCATTATGCGAAAACACTAAAATAATTACCTGTTGATGGCGTTGTTTCTACTATGGCACAACAGCGGTGATAAATTTACTGCTATATATCCATCAATTAAAAAATCAACAAAAAATATATTAAAAAAGTAAAACATCGGTCAGGAAAATCGTCCCATGGAATATTATGCAGCTCTCACGATGTAGTTAAAGGCGATGTTTCTGGGCCTGATATACCATTTACCTCTTGATCCATTCGGCGTAGCGCCCGGAATATTGCTCAGTGCTCCAGTCATTGATAAATCAAAACCACGCTCAGTATTCCCAAGAGCGATAGCCGATGCAGTCGTACCGTTTTCTAAATCTGGTTGTATCCATGTAGATTCTTGCATAGATAACAATGATCTACCTGAATCTATACCACGACCATCATCCCAACCGCGAATAAACTCACCACGCAAATCTGGCAATACTCCCGACGGGTAAACCTGTGCCAGCCGGGGATACATGTTTTTATCAAACTCCTGACCGTTGCATTTGAGCCAGCCCGAAGGCACGTTAGCCTGCGGCCAGGGCAGTGGAATACCCACGATGTCATTAATATCCAGTTTTAGTTTGATGTTGTTGTCGGTTTTATCTGACAGCGCATTCACGGCCCCCGCCACAAACGCCGTCGTTGCCAGTTGTGTTGTGGTCGTTCCTGCCACTGCGGTCGGCGCGGTGGGAATCCCCGTCAATGCCGGGCTTTCAATTGGTGCGTACTGCTTGTGCGGGTTCGCCTCACTCACATGGCTGGTCATCAGCGTATCGGCGTAGGCCTTCACCTCAATCGCCTTGTCATCAACCGACTGGCGGGTTGCCAGCACCACCGACGGGTCCACTTTCAGGGTAACGGCGCTGGCATTGCTGACCACCAAAATCATACGCACGGTTTGCACGCGGCCAGAGCCTTCCTGCAACTGCGGTTTGTAGGTGTCCGGGCAGTTGGCGACCGCGATCAAATCGCCATCGGCATCGTATAACCCGATCTCACGCAGCCAGAACCCCCCTTCATTCTCCGGGATCACCTGTTCGGCAATAATTTGGTTTGGACTATTAGGATCCACTCTCAACGCATTCAATACCGCCCGGCGTTTTTCATTAATTAATGCCGTCTGTGCCGGGTCAGGCGTTGTCGGGTTACCGCCCCCATCGCCTATCCCCATGTGGGTAATATTCAGCATTTTTCCTAATGCCGCGGCATTCGCCAGTTTCGCCCTTCCCACTTGGGTGAGCAATGTCATGTATTTCACCGTCATACCATTTTCCTTTCAGGTCAGCGTAATCCGTCATATGGCATCGCAATCCGTACCGCGAAGACTGCCGTCTGTTTTTGCAAGCCATTTCATTTTGTTGTTGCCTCTGACAACATTATGCAAAGAGATGGGGGGGTAAATCGTCTGATAGACGTTGTATCAGCTATGGCACAACAACGCAGATAAAAATAAACCCGCCATCAAGGCGGGTAGGAAGAGAGTGATATATTCAGTATGTACTGAATAGAATATTCAGCATGTTATTATTCTGAGAGGATATTTATTTCATAAACAGAGTATCTTTCGCTTATTATGCTGCTCTCACGATGTAATTGAAGGCGATGTTTCTCGGTCGATTTTCTGGGGCGGTTGGCACGACACGTGACGCATCGAACGCGATATCATCATTTGTGTTACCAGCCTGATATGATGTTGGTACTGACGAATTGCGATTCCCATTATCAAAAAAAGCACCCTGGTATGTGTCCAGCCGCAAAAACGTCCCGTTTATAAACCCGGAAATATTTCTGATAGCGTCGCCCTGACCGCTCATGATTACACGCCCCGCATCTACCCCGCGCCCATCATCCCAGCCACGAATAAACTCGCCACGTAAATCGGGTAACAAGCCTGATGGATAAACCTGTGCCAACTTGGGATATAGGTTTTTATCGAACGACTGACCGTTACATTTAAGCCAGCCAGTGGGTGCCATAGACTGCGGCCAAGGCAATGGAATACCCGCAATTTCATCAAGTGGGAGATTGGCACCTGAGACACGCCAATCGCCCCCCGTCGTCAGTAAGCGTACATAAGTTCCGCTCTGCAATACGATACTGTCCGGCCCCACAGGGGTTACGGAACCCCAAATGCTTTTCCCCGCCCCAGAGACCGATAGCATACCCCCACTGGCATTACGCAACTCAATTACCCCGCCCTGGCATAAGGTTGCATCAGGCAAGGTCAGTGTAATACCGGGTGAAATGACTTCAATAAAGCGCCCAAACGCATCACGGGTAAGCGTGGTCGATTCTTTTATCTGGTATACACCCTGCAAATTCCCCAGCGATCTTTGCACAAATGCCGTAGTCGCAATGCTGCTATCCGTATCAAATAAAGGTGGTGTCGGCGCAGTGGGATTACCGGTAAATACCGGGCTTTCAATCGGCGCATACTGCTTGTGCGGATTTACAGCGGCAATGTGAGCCGCAAGTTGATTATCGACGTAAACCTTGACCTGAATCGCCTGATCATCAACATACTGCCGACTCGCCAACACCACCGCTGGGTCAATCTTCAATGACACTGCATCAGTCTGGCTGACAGCCAGAATCATACGCACCGTCTGTACACGACCAGAGCCTTCCTGCATCTGCGGTTTATAGGTTTCCGGGCAGTTAGCCACTGCGATCAAATCTCCATCGGCATCGTATAACCCGATTTCACGCAGCCAGAACCCACCTTCATTCTCTGGAATTATCTGCTCGGCGATAATTTGGTTTGGATTAGCGGGATCCACGTTCAGGGTGGTTAATTCCGCCCGACGTTTTTCATTAATTAATGCTGTCTGGGCCAGATTAGGCGTTGTCGGGTTACCGCCGCCATCCCCCACCCCCATATGGGTAATATCCAGTATTTTCCCTAATGCCGTGGCATTCGCCAGTTTTGCCGCCCCCACCTGTGTGAGCAATGCTATATATTTTGCCGCCATACCATTTTCCTTCCAGGTTACCTTAAACAGTCACGTTGTATAGCCATAATGCACAACAAGAATCACCACCTGCTTTTGCAAGCCATTTCATGTTGTTGTTGCCTCTGACAACATTATGCAAAGGGATAGAGGGGTAAATCGTCTGACAGGCGTTGTATACGTTATGACACAACAATGCAGATAAAAATAAACCCGCCATCAAGGCGGGAAAATAGAAAAGAGTAAACATTCCAAATCAAAGAAAATAACGATGTAATTTAGAAGTCCATTCTGTTTTAGAAAAAATCTAAAAAATAAATACAATCTGCAGCATTTTAAATGCTGGCGTTAACCTTATTTCTTCGGTAAATCCGGCCAGTCGATATCTGGTGCAGTAGTAGTGTCAATGCGACTGAGTAATACCAAATATCGTTTCCACTCGGGTAATGCACTTTTCTCTGCATCAGTAGCAATACCCAGTTCATCAGCATACATTAACTCAGTAATCCGCGATGTTGCCACCGATCGACGTGCCTGTAATTCTTGCCCGGCAGTGACTATTGCCACCTTAGCTAATTCATCAGCAGATGGCTCTGGGATCGGTATCGCAACCGGCTTACCTGATAACGAATCAAACTGGATAATATATCCAGCCGCCTGTCTGGTCAGCAATGTCTGATAATCATCATCACTGATTTCAACCACATCTGACGGCATAGCATTACCATGAATCTCTGAAATATAAAAACCACGAGTTGAAGGGGAAAAATAACGCATAATTAAAATCCTACAGCCAGATAACTGATGATGCAGCCAGAAACCGGCAAACCTGATGAGTAATACCAGGTTGCCCCCACATTAGATGCTCCCTCAAAC